AATTTAAAAATATTTTATCAAAATACTTGACAAGTGTTTTGGAAAATGATATAATTAAGTCAGTTAAAACAAAGGAGTTAAGAAATATGAAAACATTAAATGAGAAAGCAATTACTATTTTTAAAACAGTTGTCAGTGAAACATTGATTGAGAATACTTATGACGAACGTTTCTTATTTTCTCAACTTGAAAAATTTTGGGTTAATTGCTATCAGTTTGCTTTTGGATGGCAAGAGTTAAGTGAAGAAATTGAGCGACAAGAGCGATACTTTCTTGATAGTGGTTTCAATCAAGATGAAATTGATGAAATTCGTTTTGATGCCTCTTTTGAAGGTATGAAGGATAAACTAAAAGTGAGTTAAAGGAGAATTAAAATGAAAATAGTTACATTTAAACTAGTTTACAAGTGGACTAAATATCCACCGAATCCTAAAAATTTTCAGCACTACGATGCAGAAAATAGACGAGCTGAAAACATTGTAAATCTAAAATTTACTAGAAGTTCAGCAAGAGACTATAAAACGATTCTAGCAAGACTTAAAACAGAGTTAGGTTTTAATGTTAACCCAGCTTATGTTTTAATCTGGTTAGATTCCTATTATGATTATCTTGAAAGATGGGTATAAATATGATTGCTAAATTTGAAATAATACTAGATAAGGAAGAAATCCTAAAAATTCATTGTATCGGAAAGCTAGATAATTCTAAATTATCTAGCGAAAAAGAAAGGCTATTAAAACACGGTTTTGTTGAAACTGAAATAAACTATTTTAAAAAACGTGATATAGTGATTATTTTTGAAGAAACTAACAATTTGAAAAACTCAGACTATAAGCATTTATGCTTAGATTCAGCCTTCAAGCGGTATGTACAAGGGAGGTAAACATATTAATATGAATAAATTTCAACCAGTGGAGATAGAAAAGGCTAGAAAGATAGTTAGACGTTACAATTTTAGGGATTTTCCTTATGAAGATGTATCATCTATTATAAATCGTTTAAAGCCTATTATGGACGATATAGAAGGCTTTGAACATTGCCAGTATGAATTAGTTGAATGCTACCCACAACATAATAGCTCAGGTTCAAAAGGTTATGACGGTATATTAGAAGTAACATATTTATCAGTAGAAAGGGATTTATATATTTTTAGGTACTAACTTATGAAACAATCATACAACAAATTAAACAAAAAAGGGCGCTTTTGGTTTTGGTGGTTCGCTTCTTGTAACTTGGTTATACTTGCTTTTCTAGTGATTCTATCACTATTGACTTATAACCTTTTTAAGCAACAGAAACAGATTGAGCAACAACAAAGCACTATTACCAAACTAAAGCGAGAAAACGATAGCAACACGGCTTCTATTTTGCGCCTAGTCGCTTATTTAGAGAATGTAGGAGGTTAATACCATGTTTGAAAAACCACGCTTAGAGGGTGAAAATACACGCTTAGAAGAGCAAAAAAATCGCTTACAATATGAAACAGAATTGAGACTATTATCAGATAGCTTGCTTTCACTATCAGCTAAAAGCGTAAGGGGTTTAATAACGATTGATGAAATTATCTTACATTCGTTTGAACGGTATTTAATAGCGCTTTCACAATTTATTAAAGCATATCCAGACGGTTTGGAAAAAGCTAGACTAGTTCAGCAACTTATCAATCTACATCACTCTTTTTCACTGTCTGGTTATGAAAAGCATATCAGCAATCAGAAACAACTAGAAAACCACTATTTACAGAAATACAATCAAGTAAATAGCGTCCTATCTGCTCTTTGTTCCCTTGCTTTGGACAATCCAGATGATGACGCTTACAAAATCATTTCAGAATATAAAAAAGGGTAGTAGAATGAATCTACTATCCTTTTTTTCTGTTCTTTTGTTTTTTTGTTTTTCTTTATGCTACGGTTATAAGTCCGTCTGGTTCTTTTGTAAATGATGGGTTATCTGCAAGCTCTCCGTTTGCGTTCATGAAATACCAACCCTTGCCTGACTTGATGAACTCATTAGAAATCATATTTCCACGTTCATTTGTCATATAGTACCAGTTATTCTTATACTTGACCCAACCAGTAACCATTGCGCCTGAATCGTCCATATAGTACCATTCTGAGCCTACTAGCACCCAACCAGTCGCCATTGCGCCATTATCCTTGAGATAGTACCATTTATCTTTATATAGAATCCATTGAGACGTTAAGCAATATCCCTTGCTATCAAAGTAGTACCAAACATCAGCGATTTTTTCCCATTTATTATAGGGGAAAGAGCCGTTTGCACGTCTAAACCACCAGCCGTTTTTATCCTGTTTCCAAGTTCCAGCCGTCTTTGGTTCTTGCTCTGGGTCATCGTCTAAAAGCACTATATTCTTATCAAATGGGTTGCTTGAGTATTGCCACCATCTGATACCGTCCATACTTGGAAAGTATTCAAAATCAGCGTTTCCATCGTTTAAACCATACCCAGCAATCCAAAGGCTATTTGGGAATTGCTCAAGAATTTGCTGATAGTCAATATTATTGAGCGTGAAAGGCTTGTAGCTATAATAAATAGGTTTATATCCAGCGTCAGCAAGAATCTGCATAAAGCGCAAGCAAGCATTAGTATTGGCTTCTTTGTCTCCGCTTGCGTGGTCTTCATAGTCAAGCACCAAGTAAGGGACTTGAGTAGGCACGTTGTCAAGGAAATATCTTGCTTCTCTTTCTGCTTCTTCTACGTCTCCACCGAACCAAGCAAAATGATAGAATCCAACGGGTGTAGACTGTTCAATTTGAGCGCTTAAGCATGGATTGATGTAGCTTGTACTTTCTGAAATCTTGATGATGGTGTTAGTTGTTCCCATCGTCTCCAAAAGAACTGAAATATCGTAGCCGTTATGACTTGAAACGTCTATAAATAAATCATTTTTTTTCATCTTCTTTTTCTCCTTTAAATGCTTCCATTAGTTCCTTTCCAGAATCCAGTTGCGCTGTATATTTCTGTAACTCAGCTTGTACCCTTGCGGTCATAAATTTCGGGATAAATACACCCATTACAGCTAGATTTTCCATGATTGATATGGTATAGTATAGATTGATAATAATGAGTAGAATCTGACCTACTGCCATTGCGTGAATGTAGGTCAAGAAAACGGCTACAAAGTAGTAAAAAATAAATGTGAGGGTGTGTTTGATAACACCTTTTAGCCCTGTCCAGCTATCGGTGACTTTCCACTTCCAAGCCTTGAGAAAACCCGTGATAAAGTCAAATAGAATCAAGATAAATAGAAAAGTGATGTAGTCACCTTTTGCAATGTCTAACATAATATTATATAACATGATTGATAACCTCTAAAAATTTGTTTTTTGTTTCTAAATCCTCATATATGAGCATATTCTTAAGGTATAGACTTCTTAATGTCTTACCTAGAGCGCTTGACTTGTTCAAGTAAACAAACCCGTCTTCTACCTGTTCCACTTCCAGACAATAGGCTGTTAGGTTCTTATCGTAACCCTTGGCAATATATACCATGTTGTCAATGTAGTACCCTGTTAAGAAAGTCCCATCACAATAGAAGCTATAAAGCCTAGATTTTAAGCCCTTAATCTTCGCTATGTTCTTGTCATTCTTTATCTGAAATTCATTGTTTGCAACGCTTTCATAAATGCTTGACTTGCTCAAGAGTTTAAAGAATCCGCTTTCTTTTTCTTCCTCTGTTTGAAAGGCGGAATGGGGAGGGAATTCTATAAGCGTTGCATATTGTTTCATGTTGTAGAAGCGCTTTCCGCTATCGTCATAAAATTTCAGAAAGGCAAAATAGGGATTGTTGAAATTACTTGCATTTGATAGTAGGTAGGCATGGCAACCGTCACGCCTACGGAAAACAGAAAAGATAAAGTTTAGTAGAGCTTCTACCTCGTTATCAAGATACCTCTTTTTACTGGTAACATCGATTAAAACTTCATCGTATAGAATACTCATAACCTCGTCATACTCTGACCCTTTCAAGTCAACCCAAGTAGAAAGGCTCTTTAGGTAACAGACTATTTTCCCGTTTAGAATAATCTTAGTAGAAGATAAGACAAGGATATTTTCTTCATCTTCCATGTTGTCAGCTCTGAAAATAATTTTAGTATGAATCTTGCTGGCGTCACTGTCAATCACTTCAAAATTAGTAAAAACCTGTTTTAACAATTCAGTAGTAAAAAACTTGTCCTTGTCTATCCTGTCCAGCTCTGACTTATTGCGCCTTAAATAGATAAATTGTTCCCCTTTGTCTATAAAGCGCTTGAGCAGATACTTTTTGAGTGCAAAGGTCTTACCAATCCCACGCCCACCTATAACAAAGTTTAGATACTGGTTATAGCTTAGCATTTTTTGTGGATTGTACCATTTTTCTTGTTCTTCGATAGAAATCACTCCTTTCTATTTCATTATATCATACTTTTAAAAATTCGGATTGTTTTTCTTGATGTCAAATAAAATCTTATCGTCTTTATTCGCTGAATAGTTCCAGATTCTAACACCAGATTGAAAAATAGCTTGAATTGCGTTCATGTGTGATTGATTCGCTCTTAGGTTTCCAAGGTTAACATTAATCATCTTGATGTAGTTAAATCGCTTTCTGGCTTTCATAACGCTTAAAGCATTATTAGAAAAGATATTAACAAGCACCCCATAGCATTTGATGTACTCGTTTGCTCGCCCTAAAATTTCTTTTTGAGCGATTGATACTTTCCAATAGACATCTGTCAATAGATGCCCACTTTGGAAAGATAAGTCATTCCCAATCTGTTGGACGCTGATAGGCTGATTCTGTAAGTCTGCCATGCTTGCGTTGTAGGCTCTGATGGACTGGTCTAGGGCTATTTTTGCTTTCATGTTATTGAGTGCATTTGATTGAGATTTCAAAGCATTGTTTGTATCTGTAAACCCTTGCTCAACTAGTTTATTATTGTATTCACGGTTAGCATTGAAAACTTTCATACCACCAGAAGCCAAACCACTTAGAGCGCCCCCTAGATTTCCTTGTAGTAAGTTCCCAGCAACGTTTAGAACCCCACTAGCACCCTCTGTCCATTGATTGATGTTAGCTGTATCCACGGCATATTGTGCATTGTAGCTAGCTTGTGAGTTAGCGGTTGCTACCTGTTTATTTGACAAGTCCACGCTTTGTTTTAACATTTCCCTGTTTTCTTTAAAGGTCAGTTGAGTGTGTTCCATCTGGTTTTTATGTGTCTGAATATAACTAGCTTCAGCGTCGTTTAAAATGGCGATGTTTTTTCCTGTCACGTCATTAAGCCCATACTTAAAATGTTCAGGGTTGTATTCTGTCCATGTTTTCGTATCAATGTTTTCTAAAATATTCTTATCCGCATAGCTTAAGTTGTTAGCGTTGTTATACTCTAAAAAGTTGATGTGTACTTGGTTATTATCTCCAAGGCTACCATTTACAATGATTTTATATTTGTGACCCGTGTCAAGGGTTCTAGGTAGGTACTGCGGTTGATATACATAACTATTCCCGTAAATGTCATACAATTCAACTTCAGTAAATTCACTGTTTAACAACTGTACTTCTATTTCTAGGTCAGATTTTCCAGTATAGGCTCTCAAGCTGTCTTGTATCTGGTTGTAGGCGATTTCTAACAAGTTAGGGATTTCATAAACGTTTGGGCGATAGTCAAAGAATCCGTTTACTTCTATTAGAAGGGCTTCCACGTCAAAGGCTGTTTTGGTGTAGTCACCGTTTCCAAGTTGTCTGTCTCCAGTGTTCCCCGTGATTTCTCCGATGTCTCCACCAGCCACCACTTCAGGAGGGTAGATAATGCTTTCAATGTTATCCACCGTATCTATACCTGTTCTTTCAGTAGTGTATCCACTCCAAGCATAGTTTTGTTCAATAACATCATAACTTGAACCGTTAACCGCTGAAATAACGGCTGTATGCCCCCAGATATTGCTACTAGTTGGTTTATAGTTTACGATACACCCTACTCTTAAATCAGAAAAAGAAGGGTCAAAACGTACCTTCCAGCCTACGGCGTCCCAGTTATAATCTCCGCCAATGTTGCTGGCACTCATTCCCCTTTGTGTGTCGCTTCCACTTGCTTGGCGCCCGTTTCCGTCAGGGTTCGGGGTGTTGATACCGCCCCCGATGTTACACCCACCCAAAAGCTGAGAATATAAAGCGACTAGCCCGTAGCACTGCCCAGAGCCTACGCTAGTACCCACCCTTGATTTAATTTCATTAAGGGCTTTTAGTGTTTGTGTTGCTTCAGTCATATTTTATACCTTTCCTAACTCATCTTGAACCGTTGAAAGCCATGCATTCGCTTGCTCAATTCGTTCAGCTTCTTTGTATTCTACACCCTCCCAGTTGTTCATAAAGTCGCTGGCATTGTCGCTTGCACTAGCTGTTGAACTAGCTACACGTTTAAAAGTGTCCGCTCTACTTTCTTCATTCATAAACTGAAATTGAAGGTTAAAGTCCCAAACAGACTGTCCTTTTTCTTTTGCGTAGGCGATAAGGGCTTCACATCTTGACCCTGTCCACTGTCCAATTCCCATGCCTATCCAGTGCTGACCGTCTGACCCTCTATATCCAGCTTCATTTAATGAAATAGTGTACAATCCAGCAAAAGCGCCCCAGCTTCCAACAAGATTTTCAGCTGTTGGAAGGGTTGCCATCTTGTCATACTCGTAGCCTGTTGCATAGTCAGCCTCGTATTTCTTAGCGGTTACGTTGCTTTCTGCTGAAAAGTTCCCGATGATTCCAGCGATACCCGTTGCTGTTGCGTCTGGTACTAGCTTCTTAATAATTCGGGTCACTAGTCTAACTCTACTTTCTTCGGTTGAAATATCTCCTGTTTCGGACGTGCTAGAACTTCCACCGCTTGAGCTTGTAGATGGTCTATAATTCCGTTGACTTTTGCGCCCAATTTCTGCCACTTCTGCGTTGATATGTGATAAGATTTCTATATATTTCTTATCTCCTATCGTTATCTCTTTGTATTTAACCCCAATGTCACGGCTTAGATACATATTGACAATCTGATTCACTGTGCTACTGCTACCAGTAGTATTTTGATTTAAGCCAAACAAATGCTTGTAAAGGTTTTCAAGTACAAAACTATCATATTTTTTACCGCCAAAAATAAACGGCTTTGATATTCCTTGTCTTAAACTTACAGGAATAAAAAAGTATTTAAAGGTTTTTTGCATTCCTGAAAAAGTCATGTTGACAGGTCTATTTGCTCTAGTGACTATCTTTATAGTAGGTTTAGCAACGACTACAAGCCATTCTGTATCTATTCCGACTTCTCCGGCTCTCGTTGCGTATTTAGTACCCACGGAAAACCCTTGCTGGCTGTCTCTTAGCGCCCACAACTCATTAGGCATGGTTTGTTGTTCTACTTGCCCGATTACATTTAGCGCCTTCAATTCGTGCTGGTAAGTGTTCCAAACGTCCACCTCGTAGATAATACGTGTAGCGTCTTCATTGACGTATAGCACATCAAAGACAAAAGCGTAATAAGTACGCCCGTTGTTGATAAAGCGCATATAGGTTACATTTTCATATTTCTCCACCCGTCCAGATACTACGATAGAGCCGTTTCTTTGGGTATATTGAAATTTGTCATACTCGTACACAATTTCTATATGAGGGTTCTTTTTAGTAAAAAAATCCTCCATGGCGTCCCTTGTCTCAAAGTTAATAACATTCGCATAATCATTCTTAAAAGGGCTTTTTGCATACAGCCATATTTTCGTTGATTCCTTCATTTATTACTCCTTTAAAAATAGGAGGGCTGAAACCCTCCCTTACTGCTGACCTATCTGACCTTGCCCTAGCCATTGACCCGACTTTCTGATTCTGTGAGGGGCGCTGACGGCTTTTCCGACTGCGTTTGTAGGTTGTCCGCTCACGTCTTGCCAACCGCTTTTGCGCTGTTTGAAGAAACCGCTTTGACGGTTCAAGGTCTTAAAGATTCCGCTCTTACGGATAGCCCAAGGCTTAATCGCTTTTTTAAAATTATTATATAGGAAGATTCCCACATAAAAGTTATTGTTATCAAATTCTCCGTTCGGGTAAGTCACGTTGATATTTAAAGCACTAGCACTAGAGCGTTCTTCGGGCGCCACGGTAACAGTAAATTCTTGAACTGCTTCATCATTCTTAATCACTTCATCGGTTGTATATCCGCTAAAGCTCCAGACTGTCCGCCCGTTTACTTTAATATCGTAGTTAACACGATAACCAGCATTTGAGCTTACCCGTTTACTCCACCAGAAAAGAGCTTTTACTCTGATTTTCGCTGTAATGGAGTTGTCGGGGTTTGTTCGTTCTTCAATGATTTCCACGGATTGACCCCAAAAGCGCATAGAAGCCCAGATTGACGGGTCACGATGTCCATATTGTATATAGGTTGTGTTCCCGTTTGTCATATAACCGTAGTCTGTATCAACATTTGAGAACTGCCAAGCGTTAGCATAGGCTTCCGTCCAGCCTGGCACTCCAGTACCAAAATTTTCGATTTTAGCATTGGTACTGGTTGAAAATTTTAATTCTAAAGCCATTAAATACCTCCTGAAAGGTCATTCTCTGTACTTCCGTTGTTTGTCCTGATAAAGCTGTTGCCGTCTGGTGTACCACCGAAAATATTGATGTTACCTGTTGCAAGGTTTCTACCTTCTTTAAAGTTCCCTTTAAGTCCTCCAGCCCATGCACCTGATTTTTCAAGATTTGAAATCAGTTTTGTTAACGTATCTTTTAAATCATTGTTTTTGGTTGCTTGGTCTTGGATTTGTCTTGTTAAGTCTTCTTTATCTCGTTGTCTAGCTTCTTTTTCTTGTTCCAGCTTTTCTTTTAAGTTGTTGATTTCACGGATTCGCTCTTGTTTTTCCGCTTCAAGTTTTTCATTGATTCGGGTTTCAAGAGCTTGTAAATCTCGCTCAACTTTTTCCTTTAAGTTTCTGATTTGTTCATCAATGTAGGGCTTGATAACTCGTTCATAATACTTGTCAGCCTTACCAGTGAACCATCTATCAGCTTCAGCGCTCTCCATGTAGCGCTTAATCAAAAGTGGTACAAGATTTTCAAGTAGTTCTGTAAGAGCGTTCTTAAAATCTTCAAACTCACTTTCAAGGGCTACAAAATCATCAAGCAACTGTTTAAAGGCACGTTGAAGCCATGCTAAAAGCTCATAGATTGAGTTAGCATTATCAAAGCTGGTAGGGATGGAAGGGATAAGCCCCCACCGTTCCACCCAGTAAGAAGAATAGCGCCCTCGATAGTTTCGGAAAAACTCGTCATGAAATTCTTCTGGTGTCATATTTTAACCCTTTCTTATAAGTTGTCATAACCATCATCTAGTGGTTGTGGTACGTTTCCGCTCGTAGGTAACAAGGTAGCTTTCACATCGTCATAGGTTTCTGATAATGTATTAAGTAGCAAAGTTGGTGTAAGAGTTGTTCCGCAATAGTCAACACCTGAAATAACAACATTAGTAGCATTTTTGAAAAATAGCGCAATATGGAAACCTTCAGAAAATGGTGTGATTCTAACAATAACATTGTCTGATAGTTTTTTAGTAGTTTTATTGTTATTTAGTGGAATATGAATAAAACTGCTTTCATATTGTCCATCATGTTGTGTTGAAAGAACCAGTGTACTATACCCCAATTTTGAGCCACCGATACTATATTCAGCGCTTAAAACTTCTTCTCCTTCTAGATTATAATATAGAGCTGTGTTTGGTGTAGTCTTTACCTTATTTAAAATCTCGGTTTTAGTATTTTCCACTAGCTCCTTAACCTTGGTGTCATTGAGTGTTAGCGTATCGCCTGACTTGTCAACTGTTACAAGCTTTCCACCATTCAACGTAATAGGGGTAGCGGTTGCACCTGTACCACTTCCAGCACCACTGCCAAGTTCTTTCTTTAGAGCTTCAGCTTTAGTGTCAATTAACTCTTTTACTTTTGTATCATTGAGGGTCAAGCCTTCAGCCGTTTTGTCAACGGTTACAAGTCCCCCACCTGTCAATGGGAATTGTGTAAGGTCTTGGCTTACTGTTGCCGTTTTGGTTTGGTTTGGCGCTTCCCCTGTAGTTGTGTGAGCGATTCCAAGGTAAGACACGTTTGACACTACTTCATTCACTTTGTCCTTGTCAGCGTTCAAAATAAGGCTTGTATCTCCCTTGTTATCCTGTTTTAAATCAGCAAGTTCTTGCTTGCCTTCAATCGTTAAGCTCTCAACTCCCTGATGGCGCTGAAATTTAATGAGTGAGTGAATCCCTTGAACTTTTTTAGTTGTTTTTGCCATTTGTTTTCTCCTTGTTGGTTGTATTTTCAATTTTGATTGAGTTTGGATAGAGTTCTTTCAAGGCTTCCAAGTATTCCAGATAACGCAAAAGTAAAATATCTTTACGTCCTAGCTTTTTCTTGTTAGCAATTAAAAGTGTGTAGCCGTTATGCTTTTTGTATTTCTCTAACTGGTCTTTAAATGTTAAATAAATACAATCACAAACAGTTGAAACACGGGCGCAAGACTGGTCTGTATCGTCCCCGTGTCCCATAACTTCAATGTTTAGTGTGTCCTCTGTCTCGGACAAGTTAATAATTATCATAGGTGTTCATGTCCTCTTTCTGCTGTCATGATGGTTCTCTGTACCCCTTTTCTATCGTTTGTAACATTGATGTCAAAGGTTGCCCAATCATCAAGAAATTGCTGACCGTTAATAGTAACCCGTCCATCTTTAAACCCTGATAGCGCCATCTGATAGTTAGGAGTAACAATAACCCCGTTGTCCCAATGGGTCAACTCGTTTACTAGTGGAATCCGTGAGAAATAGTTATTATCATCTATCACTCTGCCAAAGCCTTTGAGCTTACTCTTGCTGTTTAGCTTTTCAAAGCTATAATAAGCGCCTACAATCTTAAAGCGGATATACAGAAGGGCTTTAGTAGAAGATAAATGCTTGTAGCTCTTTCTTATCGTCCAGAAGGTTTCATCTTCAATACTTTCAAAATGATAGCTGATAGGCTTTAGCTTTAGCCACAACTTGGACAAGTCGCCTAGTCGCTTACTTGCTGACTTGATATAATACAAGCCATCTTCAGCATAGGCAAAATCCTGAAAACTGAAAAGCGTGATTTCTTCTAACATACTATCATATTTTAGTATTTTAGCGCTTGATAAATCTTTCATCTAATTACCTCCTAAAATACCTGTAAAAATAGCTTGTCGCAAATATTGAAAATCTGAAATTGAATGTCTTTCAATTCTGCGTTATTTTGTAAGCGCTCAGCAAGGCTTGAACCGCTCCAGCCTGAGACGTTGCTTTTCGTGTCAGCGTTGTTTTTCTGGTGGTTTTCTACCAAATTATCAGCGTATTCAATCACTCCGTAGCGCTCTGTAAATAGAATTTCTTTACGCTCCTGTGGTGTGGTGTTGGCTATCTGTAAGGCTTGCCCGTCTGCTTTTTGGTTGCCGACTGTATCAATATTCATGGATTGATTTAACTCCTTGATAGCCTTGTTTCTGATTTCTGCAAGATACTTGAATAGATTAAAACACTCATTGTTTAGGACGTCTTCCAGTGCAACCTGAAAGCGTGCAAAAGTTTCAAGTCCAATCTCCCTGTTGTAAAAGTGTTTACAAAATTCTTTCTTGAAATTTTCTGAAATACCGTCTACTAGGTGCATATCCTTGAAAAGCTCGTTATAAGTATCATCTATAATGGTATTATAATGTAGAAAATCGCCGTTTTCATCAACTGCCAACCCGTCTAGTTTTCCTGTTACAGGGTTTCTGTATCGGGATTTTAGAAAGGTTGCAATGGTTGCTGTAGTGTTATTCTGGGTCAAAGACTGCACCCCCTTGCTCTGCGATGTCTAACGCTACTTTGTCAAGGTTAAATTGCTGAATAGTTTCAGCTGGCTTGACGGATATTTCTAGCCCGTAACATTTATTGATAAGGTCAACCGCTTTTCTGCGTGACTTCCAGCCGACTTCGATATTCGCTGAGATAACTCCATTATTAGAAATAGCTTCAGATACTACTAACCGCTCTTTCTTATCTGAGGGGTTGTTATTGATACCAATAAAAGTAAGTAGTTGATTCATAACCCGTAACTTTTCATCATGCAACTTGTCCAGTAGAAAAGGTGCGTCCGTCCTGAATACTTGGATGTAGTCCGATAATTGCTTAAAGCTATCCTGTCCGTCTTGGTCTTTCTGCTTGTTCAAATAAACCACTGGCTCAAAATTCGCAATCTTATTAAAGATATTTTTCATAGATAACACGCTATTATTGTCTACAAAGATAAAATAGGGAGTTATCTGAGCGTTTCTATTTAATTGAATAGTCAGCTCAATATCTGCCAATTTCTCGCAAAATAACTCAAGATAGCCAATGTAAGGCTCATAAAAATTATTGTTAGGAATCACAATGCAAGGTTTTTTGATTTTATCGGGGTTGTCCTTGTGTAAGGTTTCAATCACGTTAAAATCATTTTCTGTATAGGCTATCTCCATCTGTTTGAAATAGTTCATACTAGAAGCGTTAACTGGTTGATAGCTTAAGGGCTGGTCGTAGTGATTCAAACGCTCGCCCCTTGTTCCACCTTGAGCAATAAAGCCAAAAGTGTCGTCATGGAAAAATGAGACGTGACCGTTTTCAATCAACTTTCTTTCTATAAAAAGCTCGTCAATGTCATTTGGCAAGCCCTCCCAAGTGAAATAATTGACAACGATATTATAGAAATAATTAAAATAAAACTCAAAGAAGGCTAGACGGTTGCGCTCTACGGTTTCTTTATTAAGTTCAATCTTTCCAAGATGTCGCTTGTAATTTTTGTAGCTCATTTAGTCCCCTTTCATATTAGAAAAAAGGCGGGCTATTGCCCGCCCTCGGTCAGTCTTTAGACTTCCTCTGTGTACCAGAAATGAATATTTTCAAATAATGAAAGGCTAGTCAAGTAATGGTGATGGTAGAAATAGTTATAAGTCATGTTGCGAGGGTTTCGGATTGATTCCATGTGCACCAATTTATCCTTGTTAATGATAGATTTAGCTGAAATCAAGAAAGCAACTGGCTTACGTCCATTGTTTGCACCAGCACCTGTGAATTTTTCAAAATCATCAACTACAATAGTGCGAGCCAAAACACTTGCTTTGTCCATGTTGAAAGCGTTAGCAAGCAACATATCCAAATGAGTTGAAAATTCTGCTGAAATGACTAGGTACTGGTCTTCAATCGCTGTCATGTTCGGTACACCAACAGGATTGTTAAACTGTGTACGGCTTGGGATTGTAAAGCGTTTAGATTGATTGATGAGTGACTGGTTAAAGTCTATCACAAAATCAGATTTGCTTTCGTCAATCTTAGTACCAGCAACTGTGATAGTCTTAGCTGTACCTTTCAAGTCAGTGTAAGCAACTTCAGCAAGTGATTTCTCAAGTACACCCTTAATTGCTTGGTACTCGTCCAGCGTGTCTGATGACAAAAGAGATGTAAACATCTTATCTACAAACTCGTCAAAAGCCATGTCAGAAACAAAAGCCTTCTGAATCCATGCACGCTCAAAAGTGCGCTCATAGTAATTTTCATTGTTCAAAGTGTGGTAGAATACTTCGATGTCTGTATCAGCAAATTTGAACGGGCTGACGTCTGACTTAGCGTCATAGGTTTTCTTTTCAGCTGGGTGTACATAGATTTCTTGCAATGTGTCCCCAAACTCGAACGTCTCAGACTTGAAAATAGCAAGTGGATTCTCATAAGTGAGCGCCTTGATAACGGTTGAACCAATACGATTTACAAGGGCTTTGAAAAACTCGTTTGCGTGCTTTTCAAAATCCTGATAAGGCACGGTTGCGTGGTTAATGCGTGCGCCTTCAAGTACAGGGATGTCTGCCTGATAATCAGCACTTGCACGAGTGCGGATAGAGTTCAACAGGTCAATGTTTGAAATGTTCTTGCCTGTGGTGTTTGATAAAAAAGTGGTAATTTTATTAGCCATCTTTATTCTTCTCCTTCTTCTACCACGTTTTCGTGGTTGATGTTCATTTCTACCCCTTCAACTTCACTTGCTGGGGCTTGCGCTGGGTAGTTTGGCACTTCTTGCGCTGGTGTGTCCGCTGGCATAGTAGCTGGCGGTGTAACTTCTTCGATTGTTTCTGGTTCATCTTTTAACGCTTCAAGCGTGTTGTTTGGATACCAGTTAATTTGTTTAGAAAACTGTTTCATTTTCCTTTTTCCTTTCTATTAAATAACAGCATTGATTGCTGATACTACGCTCATGTCTTCATTAGCCTTTTTCATGATTTCATCTTGCGCCCCTAAACGGCGGTATAGTTCATTATTAGCTGAACGTAATTCACCGTTTTTCTTGTTTAAGCGCTCAACGTCTTCATTCAAGACTGAGATAGACAAGTCAACTTCGCCCACAAAATCCTTGATGTCCATCAAGTCCGTTGTTAGACTTTCAATTTCTTCATCGTTGCCGACTTTAGAAATTGCATTGTTTAGGATTTCTAAACATTCTAGTGAGGTCATAGCCCTCTCCTTTCAATTTTTAAACAAAGTATATCATACTTGACAAAATAAATCAAGTATGATATAGTAAAAGTTGTAAGGCTTTTCAAGGTTTAACTAGTGCTGGTAAGATGGTTACACCTTAAGGGGTGCTTATCAGTGCAAGTCATTCTAACCAACTGACTTTTTAAACCATGAAAAACGCTTTATAATTGGCGCTTTCCTTTTGGAAGGCGCTTTTTATTTTCCAAACAATCCAGCAAAAGGATTCACGGGTTGAACTTCTTCAAGTGTTAACACGTCTTCCATCATCAAAGCATTAAGGCGGAAAAAGTCATTTCCATTATCTCCACCCTCTACAAACATAATAGCAACGTGTACAGGAATTTCTGTTTTGTAGTTAGGGGTCTTTTTAACTGTGATTTCTCCTGTTTCTGGGTTAACATCTTCATAAGATATCCCAAAGTTCACTTCTTCAAAATCTGTTTCACTTGTGAAGATTTTCACATTTTCAGTAGCTTTCACAATGAAATAAGGTTTAGCTTCTGGGTCTTTTTCAGTGTCTGGTGTGTAAAGCTGAAGCCCAAAATCTGTCAACTTTTTAGCGTCTTCTTCAGTTGCTGGTACAAGGTAAACCGCTTTAGTTGCTTTCTTTTGCTTGTACTTGCCGTCTGATTTGTTTGATGTTGCTGTGATAGTTGCTAGTGCTACTACTGTGTCAAAGTTTTCATGTTTTACTTGTTTTTTAGCCATTTTGTTTATTCTCCATTTGTTGATTTTAAAAATTTAAGTGGTGCGATGATTGTATTAAGATTTTCTAAATCGTTTTCACGGTTTTTTGATTTCTCGTAACAGTCATAAAGAGAATTAGAAGATAACTCAAAAATTTGTTTTTCTTCTAAATAGTTGCATAGATTGTAAAAAGCATTGATTGAAATTTTATCAAATTCTTTTGAAATAAATTTATAAAGTTCCATGATGTAATTAAAATCTTCGTAAGCATAGTTAGCCTTTAAAAACGATTTTAAAAAGATGATATTTTTAGGTGCATTGCTAGACTTTTGAAAGTAATAACCCTTTTTATTTTTAACCTGTTGCGTTTGTAATAATTTTTTGAAAAAGGAACGATAAACCGATAATACAAAAGTGTCAAATAAGATAATCTGATTCTCGGATTTTAAAGGTTGTTTCATAAATAAGAGTTCCCCCTTTTATCTGCTTACTGGCACGCTTGCCCTCAAATGTAGCACCGATGACAAAGTTTTCAAAGGTTATTTTTTCTTTGATTTCTGGGGTCATTCCAGCGCCCTTAACGTCTAGGTGTGTGCTTCCGTCTTCTTGTATCAGTTCCTCTATGTAGAGCTTAGAGCGTAAATATTTTGCTTTTACGGCTCGCCCTTCATGCGCCCACTTGCCAAACTCTGACGGGTCAATATCTAAAACCAGACTATCAGAATGGAATAGATGTAAACTATCAGTGTCAGCATATAAGAAATTATCATAATTTTCCTGTGCGTTTGAGATAATAAAGTGACGGGCTATTGACGTAACAAAAAGGGCAACGGGTGCATAAACGGGTTGTACATCTTCCTCATCGTCATTTTTAAAGCGTAATATCCCTTTATCATCCAGATAGGCTAGTTTCTTAACAGATATGATTTTAGCCCCAAACTTACCATATAAACTATTAAGCATGATTTTTGCTTTTTGCTTTTCTGCTGGGCTTTGGGCATTTTCTTTCTTGTATCTGTATGTAGTGATATAGTCATCAAATAAACCTGATTCTGTCTGAAATTCAAGAGTTTCAACGTACATGATGGAGCTGTCATAATGTTTTAGAAATAGGTCAAGGTCAAAGTTAGTCAAATATAAATCTATAACCTCGTTTTTTGAACTTGTCACATAGTCACTAGTTCTTACCCCGATTCTTAAAGCGTCAAGTTTGCGCTTTACTTGTATTGTAGGAAGGTAGCCACGTTTCAAATCAAAGTCAGCTTTGATATGATAGATATAATAGTAGCCTTCTTTTATCTCTTTAGGTTTTCCCTTATAGCGTTTAGGTATTCCAACTGGTAAAGGATTTTGTAGCATGGTTGCTGGGTACATACTGTTGATGTCATAGATATCTATCAACTGTTTCAAGGTTCGCCCCTGTATTTTAGGATTTGCGAACGTCCAGCCCCCACGGTACGCTTTACGGCAAAAGTCGTCTACCTTTTCATCTAGTATTGGGAAAAAATCTCTAAACTTCCTTTTTGACTTCTTGAAAATCCTTTTAAATTCTGTTAACGCTTCACTTGCTGATGTATATTTAGAGAAATTTTCTTCATAATACATGGCATAGATACCACGGGCAAGAATTGCAACGTCTACATGGATATAGTCAACCCATTCTAGCTTAATTTCATCTGGCTTATGCTTTAGTAAGGGTGTTGTCCCTTTAGCTATCGGCATTTTGAAAAGTCCAGCCATTGTCGCAATGGAAAAGTTAAGGATTTTTAGAGAGTCTCTAAAAGTTAGAGTAAAGTCTGGGAATTCTAAAGTTATAGAATACCATACCCCCATATCATTAATAAAGTAAGTACATTCAATATCATTATTAAGAAAGAATGATAGCAAGAAAGAGCCGTCAAATTTTAGATTGTGAAAGAAAATAATAAAATCATCTTCCCCTGTATCTGTGTAGGTCTTGTCTAGGTCAAGATAGAGCGCTTTTAGAAAGCCTTCAAGGCTTGTATTTACCTTAAATGTATCTAGCTTATCATAGTCAATAACCTTTGCGAAACAAGATAGCCAAACCTCTGTTTCTTCCTCGTTTGTAGTTGTTTCAAAGTCGCCTGCATAGTAGCAAGTCACTTCTTACCTCGTTTCTTTCGTCTGCGTGTGTCTGCCACAAATTGCTTAGAAAACTTGTCTACATTATCAAGGATTTCACGGGCTAAACTATCCTGAAATTCAAAAGCTGTGTCCTTACCATCTGTGTCTACAAATACCATCACGTTGTCAAATGAGACTTTATCAGAAGCCCCACCCGTAAGAAAAGCCCCAAAGTTACTGGCACTCATTCTCCTTATACGTGAAATCATTTGTTTAAAGGCTTTTTCTTGCGCCTTATTTCCTGATTCTCTGGTGTTGTAGTGCATTTCTTCCAGTGCTGAGATATAGCGCTCTTTAGCTTCTCTGTCACGTTGTGAGCGGTATTCTTTGACCTCTTTAGCTGAGTGAAAGCGGTTCAAGTCTGAGCGTTGAGAACTGCGAAAGCCTTGCGTAAGTTTTTCGGTTGAAAACTTATCGCCGTACCAAGCCTTAGCCTTTTTCACATAGTCGCTAGTGTAAACATGGTTTCCGAAAACTTGCGGGCGTCCCTTGCCTTTTACCTCGTTGTAGGCTCTTTCTAGCGCCTTGTCACTCATTCCTGAAAAGTCCCACCGTCCACCCATAAAGGCTTTAATTTCAGCGTTAGAAGCGCCCTTACGTTGTAAAGTTCTTTTCTTTCTTGTTAAATAGTCCCGTTGTACCTTCCTTTGTTTTGGTGTTAAAGCCATTTACTACACCCCTTCCGCTGGTTGTTCCTCTCCGTATTCTAGGGCGGTAGCGAATGGAATATAAGCCGTAAGGCTCTTGTATTCATAGTCTACTACCTCAATAGTGAGATAGCCCTTAAAACGCTCCTCAAGATAACGCTGAATATAAGGAAGCTGTCTACGTTGGTTGATTGTCACTGTTTCGGGTGTGATAGTCACGTTTCCATCTTCATTCTTATATAGATTAAAAGTTACCTGAGTTACATTGAAAGTACATTTAATAGGTGTATCAGTCAACTATCTTTTTCTCCTTTCTTTAAATTTGCTTTTTACATTTAAGAAAATAAACATTATTTATTTTCTTATTTAAGTTTACCACATTTTCAAATAGAAAACAAGTGATAAACTTAATAAGAAAGTAAAAATTTTACATTATTGTTTTAACTTCTAAAACCTCGTAATTATAATTAACCATATCAGATGATTTATACTTAGTTTTATTATAGTTATAGATGAAAGTTTCTATTACATCTTGAGAACTTTCATCATCTTTTACTATAAAGGTTCTGTGAAAAACTGAACCGTCAAAGCGTGTAAATCTAACAATTTCTCTTGTTTTTAGCATTTTAATTCTCCTTATCAAGTGTTAAAAGAATGAAAACAATAAATTTTAAACGATTAGCGCCCATATCTTCACCTTTATACTGAGAAAGTGGATAAACAAAATCTCTTATAAATTTATCAGCTAGTCCTAACTTTCCAGATAAAGAAGATAAAACCCGTATAGTTGTAATGATTAAGTCTTCACTACAAATAGAAGAATAATCAATAAATTCATCTGGTTGAAATTCTCTTGTTTTAACATCCAAGCCTTTTCTTACCATCTTATCAATGTTTTCTTGTGTTACTTTTAAAAGTTCCATTTTCTTAACTCCTTTGTTTTAACTGACTTAATTATATCATTTTCCAAAACACTTGTCAAGTATTTTGATAAAATATTTTTAAATTATTTTTAGAAATGTTTCAACCTCATTTCTAACTATAACTAGTATATCATATACAGAAATAATTGTCAATAGATTTTTATAAATATTTTTAAATTATTTTAGAAAGTTTTTGCTTGACATTTTTCTATATTGTGTTATAATAGATATAGAAATAAAGGAAAGGATTTTTAGAGATGATAGGTTAGTGATTTTAGTTTTGAAAATAATTGAAAATGAAATTTCTCTTTCATTTCATTTTGGATTTTCCACTTGGGGAATTTTTAAAAAAGGGGTGGGGGAGTACATGC